CCTCGTCATCAGGAGGCATGTTTTTTGTCCTTGCCCAGGACTTGCATAAAACTCGTAAGGTGAGTGACTCCATAAAATAAAATCTCTATATCTAATACATCATCTGAGTATTCTCCATAATAAAACCATTCAATACGTCTGAGAGGATTCGAACCTCTACTGAGCCCCTAATCTGGGAGCCGTTTTACCTGCTTATAAGGCAGGGGTTTTGCCAATTAAACTACAGGCGCAAATCTATAAGGAACTCCTGGCACGGGCTCGAAATAATGTCCCTCGGGCCTCAACCGACACCACCGCTTATTGATCCACTTGTACGAATCATAACTCGGACCTTCAGGCACCAAAGCTGTGAAGGGGCGATATTCTTGCACCACATACAACTTTCGCATCCAGTTCCAACAACCGTCGATGCATCGTGGAATCAAACTGATTCGGCGGACGAGTCTCAGGTCTCCCTGATCCCAACCACCGCAACCACCGAATCCTGCTATTCTAGTCATGCTCATTTTGTGTACTTCGGGATATCCTCTTCCTTGATACGCTCAATGTTCACGAACCAACCACTCGGCACGGCGACTTCTACAGCGTAGAACTGACCACCGATGTTGTAGATTCGGTACTGAGAATTCTTCTGAACCTCACTGAAACCTATCGGCTTCGCCTGTTCAACGACCACTTCCAGCTTAAATTGTTCGATTTGATTTTCACTTAGCAAACTCATCAAAAACCCCTTCCTCTCACTTATACTTATGACGCCTCAAACACCAAATTCAGGATCTCTCACGCCACCAGTGCAAATCATTCCACCGCGGAGACAACTGTTGCCCATGTACAGCAAACGATTGTAGGGTAACTGTTGCACGACCGGCGTACCAAAGTCCTGTCGAAACTTTATTCGGTGAACAAGTCCCACTTCTCTTGCGAAGCAGAAACACTCCTCAAAGTCCCCATTTTCAAGCATAGTCCGCATGAGAGCTTTGTTGATCTCAACTACCTTGCAGAAGCATTGGCGCTTTGCTCTCTGCCAGATGTATGGTCGTGGCATGCCGCTGCAATGCGTCCAGGAGCGCCAGGGCGTCTCCAGGAACGCTTCTATAGCTTCGGTGCCCATCATTCGTTCACTATCATTCAATTCAGGGATCAGAAGGCGTCCCATAGAAAACTCCCAACTAGAGTATATTCGTTACCATACAAGGTTGTATACTAAAGGATACCATGCCACAGGGCAAAGTCAACCCATAACCCAAAATTGGTTGAATGTAGGGACTTTCATGACGCTCTGTGCAGGATGTGTATTATCCGACGTTAAAATAGGTAAAACAAGAAAAGTCCAAGAATTCCCTTGACTTCACCCGCCCGCATTGTATAATTAAGGTATAGCGAGGGTGGAGAGCAGCAAGCCCTTTCACTAAATACCTTTACAGGGTGTAGCTCAGTTTGGCAGAGCGCCTGGTTCGGGACTAGGAGGCCGCAGGTTCGAATCCTGTCACCTTGACTTTACGGAGAATTCACATGGCTAAGCAACGTCAAAAAGTTGACAAATTTGGACGCAGGCTTCCTCTTGGGCCGAGGCCTAAAAATCTACCCACACACGACAGTATGGGACGGAAGTTACCTCTCATTTTCAGGGCAAAGACCGGTGCAATGGCTCACAAAGAGCATAAACCCAAAGGCAAAGAGATTCGCGTCAGCGTCCAGGATGGGAGACTCAAGCCTGCTCTCACCACGTTTCGTGATATGAAACAGGCCCATCAATTCATCAACGCATCGAACACTGCCCGGCACATCAATCGTCGGGTTGAAATCGAATTCGGTAACGGAGAGAAGCAACGTCTGAAACTCGGTCAAACAGTCAAACCCTAAAACAAACAACCCCGCTTTCGTGGGGTTTTTTATTTGCTTACACTTTCAATTCACGACTTTTCTTTTTGCCTTTAAACTTTGAATCAAAGTCCTGGGACCGGAAACCAGCGCCCGCACCGGACTGGTCATCTGCCTGCCCGGTGTCAGTCAAAGTTCCTTGAGCTTGCTGTGCTACGTCGAACAGCTTCATTTTCGGTACGTCCACACCTACCACAAACTTTCGGTTCACCGAAACTTCATTGTACCGATTCTTCAACTGCTTCACCAACAACTGACCCAAGGCATCCAGATCCTCGGTACGAATCAGGGCAAACATGAAGTCTGCCGTTGCTGGCAAACCAAACGATTCGGACGTGTCCTCCAAACCTGGATCGGAACTACTGTAACCCGATCGGTTTGTTTGAGTAGCTGACATGATGGGTAAATTATATTCAACAGCAAGACCCCGCAACTCCTCGGCAATCGCTTTGACATAGGTGTACATTCCGACGTTCGCGTTCGCCGAGAACCGTGCAGATGCACAGATATTCAGGTAGTCGATGAAAATGATGTTTGGTTTGAAGTTTCTCTTGAGCCGCAACTCGTTCAGCAAGTGTCGGAAGTGAGTCACGTTTGCCGTGGCAGTCGGGTACTCTTTGATAATCAACTTACCCTTGCACATCTTCTGGATTCTCTCTATTTTCTTGTCATACATCGACTTGGGAATCGTTCGCACGTCCGCGATGGTCAACCCCATCAAGTTGGCGTCGATGCGTTCACCGATGCGTTCTTCTGCCATCTCACAGGTGATGTACAACACGTCCTTGCCGCCGGCGAGAGCTGATGCTGCGTAGTGACACATAAACAACGACTTGCCGACGTTGGTCCCCGCCAGCACGATGTTCAGCGTCTTTTTCGACAACCCACCGTCAGTCACCTTGTTGAAGTATTCCAGATCAAACGGAACCTTCTCCTCAACTCGATGGTAGAAATCATATCGGTCATCAGAGTCCTCAAGGAAATCGTGTCCAATATGCGGGTCAAAAGATATCGAGAGTGCTTGACTAAGAATCTCAGGGATTGCGGTGCGTGTCAGGTTCTTCTTTTTGCCATCAATGATATGAATGGCATCCATGATTCCATTATGCAACGCCTTGTCTTTGCAGAATTGTTCAGCATGATCGAGTAGCCATTCTGCGGTGTTAGCTATATCTTTCTGTTTCTCGCACTCATTCAAGAGTGTTATGGCACTCTTGAATTCGTCCTCGGAAAGATCCTCGTTATCATTAAGTGCAATAACAACCGCCTCTTTGCTGGGGCAGTTGTTGTACTGAATAATATATGCAGCGATAGTCTCGAAAACGGTTCGATCTACCCGGTCAGAAAAGTATTCTGACTGTAGGTAAGGGAGAACCTGTCGAGAGTATTCTTCGTTGTAAATCAGATTCCGGAGAATCACTGCCTCAGTGGATTCTTGCATCAATCCAACTCCTCGCCAATCTCTATATCTTTCTTTGCGATTTCTTCGATGTCAGTAATCGACAATCGACTAATCGTGTCCTCGTCACGCGACAATTCCTCGTCGAGCAACTCCACCAGAATGTCGCCCAATAGCTTGTGCAACATCTTCTCCTCAGTATCATGGCCTCGCGGGTTGTCAACCACTGTGAAATGAAACTCAAGTTTCGCTCTACCATCATCCAAAATAGGCATAGCAACTCGACCATAATGAATGACCAAGGCCTTATAGCGACCATTGCGAATGCGAATACACTGGCAATAATCTACCTTCGGGTGTTGAAAGACTTCAAATCTTCGCTTTACGCTCATTGGCTGCCTGCTTATTCATGCTCTTTTGGTGCATCAGGTGAAGGACTTGGTAAGCCTCATCATACGTCATGCCTGCGTTGAGAATTTGCTCCTCAAACATGGCTTCGCATTGGTCGGGAGTCGGTCGAATCTGCAACCATACAATTGCTCGGTGCTGGATGCGTTCGATGTAATCTTGACGGAGACCTTCTATACGGTCACGTTCAGACTCCAGCAAACCCTTCGGGATATTCAATTCACCATGACAACGCATAAGTTACTTTCCAGACTCTTTCTCTAGTTCCTCATCTGCCTCGTCGAGAGTCAAAGCTGACCCATAACGAAATCGCTTGCCAACAGCTTCATCAATTGCATCGAGGATTTCCTTGGTGAACAACTTGTCACCCTGAGCGTACAGTCGCTTCTCGAAAACCTTCTCACCACCGGGCAACTCGATCCGAGTGCCCAATTGCTTGAAGATTCCCTCTGCAACCGCAAACTCGACCAGACCATAGTACCGATTGAGTCCCGTGTCAAAATTCAATGATACGTCAAT